GGGTTCATTCTCTATCCTCGTCTAATAGCTGTTGTAGCCGTTGTTCTCTTTTATGGTCTGCACTGAGCACTTCTTCTGCTGCATTGATCAGCCACGTTGGCATCTTGCAGACCCACTCATTATCCTCTTTGATAAACCTAAATGTAAACCCACTTACCGATAAGTCCTTGTACTCCATACTATCTCCTAAACGATCCGATTGGTTTACGCCGTCCGTACTTTTTACGGATGCGCAACATCGTGGCAGTTGCAAATACTTTGTTACGATGACCCTGATGCGCACGTCTGACCTGTTGCATCTTAAAACGTAGGATCAGGCGTTGTGGCTTAATGACATAGTTCATCAACGAACGACGTCTACCAACACCACCAAACACGCTAGTAAAGTCGTTGCGCTTAATGCGTTTGCGAAAGTTAAAGCGTTTCAAAATACACTCTCACCAAAAGTTTCAACCGAATCAACATACTTTTGTGCTTTGGCATTTAGTTTAACGCCAACGTACACTTGTGAACGCTCTCCATTAACTTGGATCTGTTCCGATTTAACATACTTTTCTTGTGTCGCCGCTAAGAACCTGCGCTTAAATGCCTGCTCTGTGCCGGGACTCATTGATTTTTTAAGCGCCCAGTGTTTCCAACAAGCAAACACATCCTCTTTTCTAACAACACCTTTAGGATCAAACTCAAGCGCCTCATCGGCAAAAGGTTTCATTGGATTGCCTAGCTCTTCCATCAAGTCCAAATACTCTTTGCCACTCTTAGGCTGCAAGAAATGCCCGCCACGTTCTAAACGTCTTACTAATCCAGTCATTGCCCAGTTAAAAATACCGCTGAGCTCTTTCTCCAACTTGCTTGCTAACTCTGTGTCCTCGGTATTATAAAACGATTTAGTCATCTTAAGAACCACCATACGGCCAGTGAGCGCATTGGAGTTTTCAGTTAATTGTAAAACCTCATTACTATACATAACCAAACGAGTAGGCAAATAGCCATTCCAAGCATCTTTGTTTTTCCGGTTGACAGTAATGGTATCGCCGCCCACGATACGAAGAAGCTGAGATACAACAGCAGATCTGTTGCGCTCAGGTGCTCTTGCATCAGTAAAACTAGCGAGGAGCTTACCCAGCCAAGGCTGTAAACCAAACGTATCACAAAGTTCTCCTAATTCCGGTGCTACTGTATTGTGCTGGCCTAATAGGCTTACCAACACTTTGTTGATTGTTCCCTTGCCACTACGGCGAGGTCCGATAATGTTAAAAAACTTCTGCTGGCGAGCGTCGCCACTAATGATGTATCCAAACATCTCTTGCAGTGCATCAATTGAATCTTGATCGTCTGGCCATACCGATGATAAAAAGCCCATCCATACGGGGCACTGCGCTGCCGGGTCGTAAGCAAACGGCAAAGAGTTCTGTGTAAAAAATCCCAATGAGTGCGGCAATAAAATGCTGTCCTCAAGGTGAAAGATGCCATTCATCAAACTAATCAATTTGGATGATGGTGGCTTAGATTGCGCGTAATCTTCTAACCAAAGTGGTGGTTTGGTGTTGGGGTGATTTGGCAAATGCACAATGGATTTAATGGCATCAAGGGCGGCGCTCACACTGGCAGGCGATGGATTAAACGGCGCTAATGATCCTTGCTTAGCTGGTTTTTTGCACTTGTCCAAAAACGCATACACTTTAGCCCGAATGGTTGCTTCTTCAATCACCTCATAGTGCGTGCCAACGTAGATATAAAAGTCATCGGCGTAATGCACAAGGCAATAGCCTTCCTCGCTGGTGTAATGGCTATCTAAAAATGTGCGTGCGTGGTTCATAGAGCCTGAGTCCAGCACAATCTCACCACGGGCTAATGCTTCTTGCCGCACCTGTGTGTTGACCATAAAGATAAGAGAGCGTAGTGTAGCGCCCGATCCCTTAAATGTTCGCCATTTAGTAGTGCAAGAGTATTCGCCTGTGTCTGAGTATTTTCCACTTGATGCACTCCAACGATCCCAACACTCTAACGCCTCTACGTCTGCGCCAAATTGGTGGTGCAATATCTGTCCAATCTTAAGCCATTCGCTGTAATGGCAATCTGGCGATAATTTGGACAATAGCTCAGTTTCTACTCGGTTAACATCCCAGTCCTCAAGGGGCGCCACATAATCCCCAAACGCGTCTCCAGTGCGTTGCAAGGTGCGAGCCGGTATGACGGCAGTTAAGTCCTGCGCTGCGGCTGGAATGCTGCCTGATAGGCTATGACCCGTAACAGTAAAGTATCGTGCCGTTGAATACGCCTCAAACCCAATCGCATGGTCTGCATGCGCCGAAAAGTTATCCGCCCGAGTAAAGATCTTTACACCCGTGCCCGATGGGCTAATCTCCATATAGCCATTAATTTGCTCTGCAATATGTTGCATTGCAGCATTTGTGAAACCGACATGCTGGTCATAGCAGTCATCAAGGTCAATACCAACAAGGTCATCTTGGGTGGTAAACACAAAGCCGATACCTGCAAACTTAGTAGGGTTTGCCTCATAGGCTGCTTGGACGCTAATAAAATCAGTCCAGTGGTCTGGGTTAGTGGCCGATGCGGCCAGTCCGTTGGTTTGGGTTGGGACTTTAGCCCATGTGGTGTGCTCCCCTTCTCCCTTTTCTAGGAGTCGCCACAGAACCCATCTCGGGATCTTTTTGAGCTCAATTGGTATATTGCCAAATTGAACTGGTAGGCAGGTTGGTCTTGCGGTCATTTTTTCCATTCTCTATATACATAATAATGCAAAAACAAAATGCTCCATATTTCACAATGTGAAACGGTCCTAGGGTTGCGAGGCTTATTTACTCCATTCCCCTTGCTTACGCTTTTTATTAAAAATTATTAAAAAATAATAAAAAGGGTATACAACCCTCACAACCCTAGGACTATATAACTGGAAGTAATAAGCGTTTTGATATAAATCAACGACTTAGCTAAAAAGCTATTACTTTTGGTTATATCTGAATACACTGTATTGTGCCAAATCCGTTGTTCCAACATTGGATAATCGGTGGCTGGGGTGTTGGTTGCTGAGCGTTCGCCGCAGAAACAAAGATATAACCAAAAAAGTATATAACCGCAATTATTAAAAACCATTTCATTTTAAAATCTCCCAATCTTGGTTGCGTAAATGATTGTAAGCCCACTTCCTAAACAAAACACGATTTTCACTGGTCTGGGCATCGGTTTTATCCCACAATGCGTCCATCACGTGATTTCCGTTATTATCTGAAAACTCTATACGCAGCATATCACCGTTGTTGTCATATACATCAACCGGTATTAATCGTCCCTTGCTCATACATCCTCTTTTTGAATAATTGAAAACGTGTCTCTAGCTCGGGCGCATCCTTCCTCCCATGAGTCTGAAACCCCATAATCGCCCCTAATAGCGCTCATACGCTCTGCTTTACGAATTTCGGGCTCTATTGCCCACCACGCCAATGAGGCCTCCTTGTATTCTATCCAGTCATCGTTTACCTCAAACACTGGATGATTCATGCCAGCAATATCTACAGTGCTCGTAACATCTGCAAGTCTAATCCATGGGCGTTTCATGTAACCAGCAGTCCTAACCAATCCTACCTTATCTCTTGCCTTAATAAACCGATCATAGGCTTTTTGTTGCTCATCAGTTAAGTCCATTACTCTTCATTCTCCTCTTGTAGATTTTCACTGTTTAAGTTATCTAAACTGATTGGCTCTCTGCCAATGTAACCTTTGAGCTGGTGCACTCTTTCCGGGTTACATCCGAGCACTTCTGCTAACTCTGCAGCAGTGGGGTTTCGTCCTAACATCTGTAAAAGCGAACGCTCATTGTATCTCATGCGTTTGAGCTCTTCCATAATGTTGATTGGTAGCCGAATGGCATTGCTAGTGTTATCTAATTCACGTCTTACACCACGCTCAATAAATGGCCGTGCGTATCCAGCAAAGGGAACGTTTTTATATGGCTTCCATCGCATTGCTGCAACTAAAAGCATTTCGTTACCAATTGCCAGTATGTCTTCTAATGGTGTTTTTCCGTGTTGCCATGCTGTCATCTTAGTAACAACATGAGGCACAAAGCGTAAATTATGAATAACCAACTTCTCAAGCGCATTCTCGTCACCTTCTTGTATTTTCTTTGCAAGATCGTGTTCTTCCTGCGTTGAGAGCGTTCGTATGCCGTATAGTGATTGGAGATAGTCTGTTTTAATGTCATTTTCATTTGCCAAAATGCCTTGTCTCCTTGAGGATGTTATAAGTCAAATGGGGTCACCATATGTAACCCCATTGTAACACATCCCAAGAAAAAAACTAAATTATTGGTTTAACTATTACCGCTTTAACGTGCTGCATTTGAGTGACTTGTTGCACAAATTCTACTGTGCCAAACTCTTTGACCAACGTGGCGCTGATGTTGGCGCGATCATACTCTTGCACCTCAGCAACAAATTGTGAACCGCTATGAAGTCCTATGCCTCTTGAGAGCACCCGAGCTTTTAACTTAGCTCTAATCGCCTCTAAATCTTTTATCTGACGATCAACAGCGCCTAGCTCGTCAATGTCGCTAATACCCGATTGATGAAAAAAATCATCAATTTGCCGCATGGTTATTTCATACATGATTTACTCTCCTAGTCTTAGCGTTAAATCCACTGGCACATCATAGATACTGTTCTCAACAATCCACAATAGCATCTCATGAATTGATTTAAATTTAATGGTGTGGTTCATTTTTTAACTTTCTGCTTATTCAATTTTAAATATTGGTCGAATGGTAAGGCTGCTTGGTAATAAGGTGTAATGCTCAATTGAATTTTGTCTATTAATATGTTTTTAATATCCACATCATCTATCAGCCTAGTTTCTAACAACGATACTACTAATGCCAATAATTGATGCAATTTATCAATTTCATAGGCCATGTCTAATAAATCATTTTCTAGCTCATCCATTTTAGTTTGATTAAATTTAATGGTGTGCGTCATATACTTTGCCCTCTAATTTTCCAAACATTTTAAGATCCTCTATGCCATAGCTATGCCCGAGCACTTCCCACATATGGCCTTCTTCGTCCTCATCCCACAATTGGTTTAATTCTAATCCAGCACGTCCATATGAATAACCACTGGCATATGCTCCCATTAAGTCAATTGTCTGTCTGCTAAATTTCCTCATGCTATTCTCCCTATTTAGTAAAATACCATACTAGCTGCGTTGTAATAAATAATGCTAATAAAATCCAAAATATTTCCAATTTAGTCATCATGTTGCCCCTTCTCTAATCGCTTTATTGGCCGACTTAATCCATTCAGTCATTTTAGCGTCTTGCTCTTCGGCCGCTTGCTGAGCGCGCATGCGCTTATAATACTTACGCACTAGTTTATTGGCCTCCTTAATTTCTTTGTGCATGGCCTCTATGCCATCCCATCTATCATCATCTAAGTATGTTTCAATTGATTCAGTAAGACGCGCCAATAGGTCGACTGTATATGCTTGCTCTAGTTTGTCCATTATGCGGCCTCCAATTCTTTGTATATCAATTTAACTAATATTTGAATCTCTGCAAACATGGTGTCGCATTCGTTATCAGGTTGTCCAGCTATAGCTTCTTCTACTGAGGCCTCTACTAGATTAGAATATTGGTAATTAAGATCCGATACCATTGCTTTAATTTTATTAGCATCCATTATTTCACCTCGCTCATATAGTCTGCCCAGCCCTCGCCGCATTCCTTTGCAACGTACTCATAAGATCCTTTAGTACCGGCCTGCACTTGGTCGCGACTGGGTATATGGTTGCCCCAGTAGTCGTGCGCCTCGTTGTGGCCTAGCATGCAATGCCCTTCGGTAATCGCATCCATCATAGTGCGGCCATAAGAGCCCTGTAAGCCCCACATGCCAGTGTTGATGGCCTTCTGAATGGTTGCGTAGTATTCCCATGTTGTGCAGGTTGTATCGCCTTCGATAATCTCGATATCGTCTAATGTAAGCATTTTATTACCACCTTTTCTTAACTAAAATTTTGGATTGATCAATTAAAGCAATGGCCTTTTCGGGGTTATCTTTTAGGGATACGCCGGTGAGCTCTCTAATATCTGTATCAAATAAATACTTGCCGGTATTTATCTCAATGAATGTATACGGATCCCATAGGCGCCAATTGGCTACTGATCCATACTTCTCGGCAATAGCGCCGGCCTCGCTCTGATATCTATTCTCTATCTTGAGCGGATCAGAATAGGTATACTCGCCGGCCGGTAGCCCGTTGGTATCGCATTCGCGGCGCGCTCTCGCGGCCATTGCTTGTATTGTGCTCATTGTGTTATCTCCATGTTATGCGCCTGCATTTCAGCGCGGGTAAAAATAGCGCGATATACGCCGGCATGATGTAACAGAAAATCAGCATAGCGGCGCGCTTTTTGGTATTGGTCAAAATAATGCCCGTTGCAGTAATACATAATTAAACCCTCCCTTTAAATACAATCGAATAAGGCCAGTATAACGCCGCACCATATGAGCGATATTAGGATATACCCTAATATATCCACAATGTAGGAATATAAAATTTTAAGCATGATTAGCCCCTATATTGATAAAATGTAAGCGGCCGTTATCCTTGGCATGTTGCATAAAATTGCCGGTAAACTGGAAGGGCTTATCATAGCGGCCTATATCTAGGTACATATAATAGGCCGTATCAAAATAATCTATCTGCGCGTTGCTATTGTCATAATAGCCGGCTGCCTTGAGCGCCTCGGCAGCCTCGCTCAGTATCTCGGCAGCCTCGCCGGTAAAGTGCTCATTTATCCAATATAAATTAACCTGTAAATGATCAAAATTGCCGCCTAATCTATGCTGGTACTTATCGCCATTTTTGGCCAAAAAATTGCCAATAAAATCTATAGGTGCGGCCGTTATTGTGCAATTTATCGCTATGTTATCGCGTACCCTTAGCGAATACTTAACGCCGCGCGGCTTTAATACTTTATCCAGTGCGGCCTTAATTACCTTCTTTTTATCTTGACTCATATATGCCATGATTAAACCCCCCAAATATGACTAGTTAAGCGGCTCTCAATCTGGCCGCCGGTAAGCCGCGCGAATTGCTTGGCCTTGCGTATTGTTTTAAATGTCGCGTTTAACTCTTCGCCGCGATAACGATAAAATACAATAAACATTATGCGGCCTCCATTATGCGGATTACCTTGGCCATGCTCTTACCATGCGCCATATAGGCAATTACTTGCGTGGCCTTGTCATAACATGCGCGGCAGCCGTTACAAGTACCATTATGCTCATAAGCGCGGCACAATGTCGCGCCACTTGGCAATTGCTTGTCATTGCTTATGATTGTGGAGGATGTTGCGCCGGTTACTACTTGACCGCTTACACTATCAGAAGAGCGGCGAACGACTACATTAGGCAGCGCCTCCATGGTCGCGATTACTTTGGCAAACTTGGCAAACTTATGCATTCTAGTCGGCAGCCAGTGTTTTACCCATGGCGTGGCCTCCATCACTTGCAGCATTTTCTTGGCCAGCTCTAGCGCGTACATGTCGCCACTATCAAACCATCTAAAATAGCGCGAAGAGTCAAGCGCTTGGATCATGTCATTCACCCATTCGCCACGCTGCCAGTCTTCGCGATTAAATTCGCGTGGCGCTTTGACATTCTTAAATCTATAATTCCCGGTCGTGGCGTAGCAGCCGCGGCATGCATCTACCAATTGGCCATTGGCCGCCTTGCTGCCCGGGCATGTATCTAAGGCCTGTAAAGACCAAGACATAATGCCGTCAAGCTTAGATGTCTTACTTAGTTTAATAGTCATTGTGATAAATCCTCCAATTAATGGCCGCTTAATTGCTGCCATATATACAATGTAACGGCTCAGTACTATATAGATCCATAGGTATAAACCCTAATAAAGCAAACTAAAAACCCTAATAGGGTAAACCCTAATATGGAAATGAGCGGGGGCGCTCATGCTTTACTAATTCTGATTAACTGGCAAACAGGCCGCATCTGCCCTCGCGCCCGCATAGCCACCTAGCCTATGCACAACATTGGTGCACTGCCTCACCGCCTTATCACTGATGCATTGCCTAACCGCCTTATCATTAATGCGCTGCATCATCTAAGTGAGTGAGCCCTTACTTACTAGATGCTTAGCCTATGCACCACATTGGTGCACTGGTGATGCAGCTATGAGGTGCGGCATGACAGTCAGGCTATGCACCACATTGGTGCATAGGTAAGGCGGCTGTATGGCTATGAGGCAGTGAGGCTAAGTGAGTGAGCGCTTACTTACCTAGGGGGCTTTTTCTAATAACCATCACCCCTTTTGGGTCCTGTCTGGCGAGGGGCCGGCGGGGGCCCCACAGCAAACAAGCTTTTACAACTTGTAATTTTTTTTTTTTTTTGCAAATTTTAATTAAGAATGGTTATCATCTGTTTTGTTTAAAATCAATGACTTACAGAATCGGTCCTAGGGTTGTGAGGGTTGTATACCCTTTTTATTATTTTTTTAAAATTTTTTTAAAAAGAGCGTAAGCATCTGGAAGGGAGTAAACAAGCCTCGCAACCCTAGGACGTAACGCAACATTTCTTAAAATAGGGCGGTAAACCCTTGATTTTGCATTATTATAAGTATGAACAAATATGCGTATCAAATACAAGGAGCACTAGAAAGCCCAATGGGTAAGTTTTTAGGGCTGCGTGTTTTGGTGTGCAACATAGATTTTTTGGACATGGTTGATGTGCCTGTAGAGGTGTTGGATCATGAAACAACCAAATATCTACAATTTCGTCTCAGTATTACCGCAGACGCACTGGACATCCAGTGTCTCCCCGTTGAAATACAAAATAGGATAAGAGCGCCGTTAGGGCGCTGGCTGGACAAATGGGTCCTAGACAACTTTTATGGCGATAACCGAACAAACAAAAGTATTAACACTTGACTGGTGGAAACCAGCAAACAAACTGGTAAAAGGCGATTATGTTTTTGACCGATGCGGAAAATTGGTTAAAGTAACCCTTGTTCAAGAATACAGACAAGAAGAGTGTTACGAAGTAACCTTTAACGATTACCTTACAGTTTGTGGTGATTTAAAACTTGGGTTTCCGATAGAAGACCTTAAATACCGAAAAAGGTTAGACGAATACAAAGGTTTCTTTAAATTTCGGCGCCCACTTAAACATTACACTGTGGCTAACCTTTTAGAGCTTTCGCTTAAAAGCGAACGAAACCGATTAAATTATTCGGTTCCCACCACACAACCATTACAACTCCCCCACCAAGATTTACCCGTACCACCTTTTATATTTGGCTTTTGGTTTTTTAATCGAAAAGCAAACCATGTATTTAATGCCCCCTCTGGAAAACATGACGAGGTTGCTGAAAAATTTAAAGATTATGGTTACAAAGTAAAAACAGGCAGAAAAAGACCGGGTGGCCGTATGGAATTTACCGTTTCCCCCACCATTGAATCGCAGTTAAGTCCCAATATACCTAACAAAATCACACAAAATTATTTACTTGCTGCTCCAGAACAACGATTAGAACTATTATCTGGTATACTGTTGGCTAAAAGTTTGCAATACAATCCAAAAACAGATTGGTTTCGTGTTACATCTCGGCATTTTCCAACAATTGCAAGGATTCAAATGTTAACGGAATCATTGGGCATAAAAGCAGCAATTCAAAATAACCAAAAATTACAAAATTACACCATTAGTTTTAAAACTCGGCACAAATTGGTCAATAATCAAATATCACCAGAATTAAAAGTGCATCACGCCCGTCGGTTTGTAACTAAAATTACTAAAATCCCAGCTCAAATGTGCGTGCACATTGAAACCAACTCGTCAGACAACACAATTCTTGTAGGGGAAGGCTTTATACCATGTCGTTAACCCCGCAAGAAGAGCAATACATCTCTAAATTTATTGCAAACCGCAAGCATTGGCCAAAACCAATGTTAGATTTGGTTACTTGGCAAATTAAATGGAAAAAACAAGCCCTTCCTCACCAAAAAGAACCAGAAGATGGTGAGTATGATACGTTTCTTATGCTTGCCGGCCGAGGATCAGGTAAAACGCACACTGCTAGTCATTGGATTGGTATTCGCGCTGCTACCTATGACAACACACGCTGGCTTGTCACCGCCCCAACCTCTAACGACATACGAGCGACTTGTTTCGAAGGAGATTCCGGACTCCTTAATATTATCCCAGCTAGTCTTATACGAGATTACAACAAATCCTTGTTTGAAATAACCCTTATTAACGGGTCTATTATTCAAGGAATACCTGCTTCTGAACCAGAACGCTATCGTGGTAAGCAATACCATGGGGCTTGGTTTGATGAGCTATGCGCATTTGATTACATTGACGACGCCTACGATGGCGTACAGTTTACCCTTCGTCTTAAAGACGCCCGCATTCCTCGAGTGCAGCAAATCATTACTACCACGCCTAAGCCCAAAGAGCTTATTGTTGATCTTAACGAAGGTAAAGTGGGTGGGGACGTCTATGTAGCAAACGCGTCTTCGTATGATAACCGAGCAAACCTTTCCGAAACGTTTTTTAAACAGCTAGAGACATACGATGGCACCGACATTGGTCGCCAAGAGATTTATGGCGAAATTCTTGACCCGGAAGCCGCGGGTATTATCAAACGTAAAATGTTTAAGATGTGGCCCGCCGACAAACCAACGCCAACGCTTGAATATGTAATTGCCAGTTACGATCCGGCTACTTCTGAAAAGACTATGAACGATCCAACGGCTTGTACAGTGTGGGGAGTGTTTGAACGTGAAGACGCCGGGACTTGTGTTATTTTGTTAGATGCTTGGGACCACCATCTTTCTTACCCAGAATTGCGTAAAAAAGTCATTGAAGATTTTAAAGAAGTGGTGTATGGCGCTGACAATGATTTTGCTAAAGGTAAAAAAGCAGACCTTATTCTAATGGAAGATAAATCCGCCGGTATTTCACTTATCCAAGAATTACAAAGTGCTCGGGTTCCAGTTAGGGGGTACAACCCCGGAAGAGCAGATAAAGTGCAACGTTTAAATATTGTTGCCCCGCTTGTTGCTAAGGGCAAAGTGTTTATTCCGGAAGATTCTAAACTCAAAGGCGAATACGCAGAATGGGCAAAACGTTTTTTACGCCAAGTATGCTCATTTCCAGAAGCTGGCGGCCATGATGACTACGTGGACTCATTATCCCAAGCTTTACGTGTTCTTAGAGATTCCGGTTGGTTGCAACTAGATCCTTTGCCGGCACGCGATTATGACTACGCAGATGACGATTACGGCAAAAAATTTGCCAATCCATACGCTCAATAGGGCGGATTACACCCAATTGTTGCATTATTATAATTAGAATGGATCTTTTAAAAACTCCCCACGAAAAGCTAATGGAAAATGCGGGCCTTGCGCCGCAGACTTCCGGTATGGTAAATACGCCGCAACAAATGCTTATGCAAGAAATTGGCGGTATTCCGCATTTAGCTTCTGGAGGGTCAAGCACCCATCCATCCGGAATGACGCCACAAGATATGTTAGCGTATTTAGTAGCATCTGGCCATTTGCCAGAACATTACGCTACTGGCGGAACAGTTCAAAATATTGCAACACAATCTGCGTTAACTTTACCGGGAATGGGCGAAGAGTTATCAGATATTGGTTCTGACATTGCAAACAAAAAATATACATCCGCAGCACTAAAAACAGGTGCGGCAGGATATTCTGCATTTGCGCCGCTAACACCGCTTACTGCATTGCTTTCCTTAATGGCACATTCCCCAAAAGCCGGCGAAGGTTCTACGCTTGATGAATGGCGTGCTGCAGAAGAATTAAGAAAAAATCCACCAAAAGAAGAACAAAATCAAAAAAAGCAACATTCTCTTTTGTATCAAAAAACAATGGGCTTTAATAAATAATGGCAAATCCACAATTACCAATTCAAACCGGCGCTAATCTTCCGGGGCTTGAGACTGAAGAAAATATTCAAGAAGCCCAAATGCAAGACGCAGAAATGGACATGTACGAGGAAGCACTTGGTCTAGAATCCGCCGATGTTGAAGAAGAAGTAATTGAATTAGAAGACGGTTCTGTGGTTGTTAATTTTAGACCAAAAGAATCTCCAAACCAAAATCCCGAGTTTTACGCAAACTTAGCGGAAACGTTTGACCAAAGCATGCTACAAGCGCTTGCGTCTGAATATTTAGATTTAATTGACGTTGATCAAGAATCACGTTCACAACGCGACAAACAATATGAAGAAGGTCTTCGTCGTACCGGCTTAGGAAAAGACGCGCCCGGAGGCGCAACATTTGATGGCGCTTCTAAAGTTGTTCATCCAATTATGGCAGAAGCCTGTGTTGACTTTGCAGCGTCATCTTCCAAAGAATTATTACCACCAGATGGGATTGTTAAATCAAACATTAAAGGTGAAGCAGATAGAATAAAACAAGAAACGGCCGATCGAAAAGCCGATTTTATGAATTGGCAATTAACGGAGCAAGTTCCAGAGTTTCGTGATGAAATGGAACAATTGCTTACTCAATTACCATTAGGTGGGTCGCAATTTCTTAAATGGCGTTTTGATTCAGAACAAAAGCGCCCTACTTGCGAATGGGTACCAATTGATAACATCTATTTGCCATACTCATCAACAAATTTTTACACAGCACAACGTGTAACTGAAGTACAAGATATTACAGAAGATGTATTTATCCAACGCGTGGACACCGGTATTTATGTTGATATTGATTCAACATATACTTCTGATGCTCCACTTACAGAACAAACACGTTCGCAAGAAGCCAATAATAAAATTGAAGGCAAACAAGAACCTTCTAAAAACGTCGATGGATTGCGTCGTATTTACGAAATTACTTGTTTCTTAAGACTTGACGACGACAATGAAACTGGCGGCGCTAGAGCACCATATATTTTAACTATTGACGAAACAACGTCTAAAGTTCTTGCTCTATATCGCAACTGGGAATGCAATGATGATAAATTTGAAAAACTGGATTGGTATGTCGAATTTAAATTCATTCCTTGGCGTGGAGCTTACGCTATTGGACTTCCTCATCTTATTGGTGGTCTTTCTGCTGCTCTTACCGGTTCTCTTCGTGCTTTGCTTGACGCTGCTCATATCAACAACAGCCAGACAATGCTTAAACTCAAAGGTGGACGCATTGGTGGGCAATCAGACAGAATAGAGCCAACACAAGTTGTAGAAATTGAAGGCGCTCCCGGAGTAGACGACGTTCGCAAAATTGCTATGCCAATGCCGTTTAACCCACCATCAAGCGTATTGTTTAATTTGCTTGGTTGGTTAACTGATGCAGCTAAAGGTGTTGTTACAACATCCGAAGAAAAAATTTCTGAAGCAAATGCAAACATGCCTGTTGGCACCACACAAGCATTAATTGAACAAGGCGCTAAAGTATTTTCTTCTATTCACGCCCGTTTGCACCGTAGTCAAGCTAAATCATTAGCTATTATTTCTCGTCTAAATCATTGGTATTTAGAAGAAATGGATAACCAATCTGGCGCTGAAATAAAAGTACGCGACTTTGCGGCTAACTCAGACATTCGACCTGTTTCAGATCCTAACATTTTTTCTGAAACTCAAAGGGTTGCTCAAAACCAAGCTTTGTTGCAAATGGCAACTTCGGCGCCTCCCGGAATGTTTGATTTAAGAGCAATTTACCGCCGAGTCATGCAACAGCTTAAAATTCCGTCAATTGACGAAATATTGCCAAACCCATTGGGCGCAAAAGAATCTAACCCAGCATTAGAAAACGTTTCTATGACCATGGGCCGCGCAGCTGCTGCGTACCCCGATCAAGATCACATTGCACATATTAAAATTCACTTAGCATACGCAGAAAACCCAGCTTATGGCGGTAATCCAGTAATTGGACCTGCTTTTGCACCACATGCTTTGGAACATATTAAGCAGCATTTAACATTGCACTATTTGCAATCCATGCGCGCATACGTAGCGCAGGCATCTGGTGGACGCGATACTTTGGAATTGCATCAAGAAAAGCCATTAGATATTGAATCACAACAGGCTCTTGCGTTGGCGTCTCAAATGGTTTCCGAAGACGCGCAACAAAATCTTGCCCAATACGTTCAACAAATTCAAGCGTTGTCACAAAAAGTTGCTCAAGCCCAACAAGCGCAACAACAAAATATTGCAGCTAATGACCCAACGGCCCAAGTTATTCTTAAAACTCAAATGGCTGAAACAGAACGAAAAGCTGCTGAGTCTCAAGCTAAAATGCAGCAACAAGCCGCTAAGGACAAACAAGATTACGAATACAAACTTGCTGAAATGCAACGCAAAGTGGCAGAGTTACAAACTAAGTACCACACGCAAACCGTGGTTGATGCCAATAAAAATGCAACTCAAATTGCTATGGCGGACATTAATAATGCCTCGCGTGAGCGTGTCGCCACTATTAACGCCAACGCGGCTTTAAACCAAGATCAGCTAGCAATGGCGCATGAGCAAAACATGACAGCTATGGAAGCGTCTCATGCAGCGCAACAAGAATTGCATGCGCACGGACTAGAAATTGAAAAACGAGCATTTGAGCAACAAGCACAACAAGTTCAACAACAAATAGGCGCGCAACAACAAGCGCAACAAACTGGTTTAGAACATGCGGCAACAATACAACAAAACGATCAAATGCACCAACAAGCATTAGAACAACAAGCAATAGCACCACAACCAACAACTTCCCCACAAGGACAATAAAATGGCAAAAAACCCACAAGATGGCGGCGAATTAGGTTTTCGCAAAACCTATAAAATGACCGGAACACCCGGAAACGCAGGCGGTCCCGGCCAAAAAGTAGAAAACGGACCATCTGGATCTAAGCGCCCCAACAATGCCGTAAAAGGCAAACCAGCTCGTTCAAGCAAAGTTGGTCCAGATAAGAATTTAAATGACATCGGCGGCGGCAATTTCTACTAATTTTTAGGGCGCCTTGCCTTAAAAATTTGTATTATTGTTTATATGAAAGACTTTATTTCTGAAATTATTGCGCGGACGCGCGATGAACAGACAAAATTGGCGGATACTCTTACCGCAGGAAGTAATGTCAATTCTTTTGAGGACTACCAGCGTTTAGTTGGTAGATTTGAAGGATTTAAAGCTGTACAAGACATTATTAATGAAATTTTAAGAGAGGACGAAGAAGACGACCTGTAAAGGTCATAGGAGATTGCCGAATGGCATTTGATTTAAGTAGTAGGGACGAGCCGGATACAAGATCAGAACTAGAGTGTTTTCCTGAAATTGATCATGGAATTGAAGTTGCTGGAGATCGTGTTTTAGTACAACTAAGACGTGAAAAATCAACC